CCGCAGCACGAGATGTGGGCATTACTCCTTGGCTTCATATTTTACCAGAAGACAAAACAGAACAAGACAGAATTGATTATATGCAACGTCATGAAAGCATGGCAGCATCTGGGATTATCACAAACTTGTATTTAATGTCTGGTTCTGATGTCCGCAAAGCAGCTAGTACATCCGGAGATGCGTTAACTCCATTAGTCGATTACTGGTTAAAATTGCGATATCAATGCATTCCACCAAGAGTGCCAGCATGGATATTCCCCGGCTTAGCTGATACAGCAAGTGGAGCCAAGGACATTCATGGACAACCAGCATTAACATACAGCAGATTAATTGGGGAAGTACGTTCATTGATTGGAGAACAAGTGCGGTGGGCAATTTGCGTTAAAATGGTTCTTAGATATGGCTATGATTTCTATTTAAATAATCGAGCTTCTGAATACACTCAAGTTATGAGTGAGTTTACTCATCAAGATTCTACTCCTCCACCACAAGATTTACAACTAGAAAAATACTATGCTAGAAACTAAATTCGTACCTGAAAAATCAGATCTAATCCCATTAGATGAATTACTTAAAACAGCATTAATTACTGATGATGATGTTAGTAACTATATTAAAGATTGGGATAAAAACAATGTTGAATACGCTGGTTTACTAGAAGCTGAAATTGTGGCTGAGGAGTAACAATGGCAGATTTCTCCTTTGACACTAAAACTCAAAGATTCCGCTATACTTCTGGTATTTTTGCTGGTAGATTCGTATCTAGAGCAGACATACAAGAAGTAATAGAAAATAATATTAATAGGCTAAAAGGAGATATTAAAACTACTACTCAATTGCTATTAGATAAAAAAATAACTGTAGCAACATGGGAACAAACTATGCGGGAGATTATTAAAAAAGGTAATACTCAATCTTACCTAGCAGGTAAAGGAGGCAATTATCAATTCAAAGCCAGAGATAAAGGAGTAGTAGGCAATAGTTTAGTTGATGAATATGCTTACCTACGACGTTTTTCTCAGGAAATTAATAGCGGTAATTTATCTCCTGCTCAAATATTAGACAGGTCCAGTAAATATGGAGATTCTTTCTATAAATTCTATGAAAGAGGAAGGTCAGAAGCACATAAAGAAGCTGGATTTAAATGGGAAAAATGGGTAATTGGAGCATACAACAACGTTTGCCCTGACTGCATTTCTTATTCAATGAATGGCTGGCAAATAATTGGATATTTTCCACCAATTGCTGTTGCCACGGCTTGTAAAATGCGCTGTAGATGTTACAAAGATTATTCTAACAGTGTTACTAAACCAATTGTAGATTTATTAAATTCAAAACAAGGATGGATTAATTATGGAAGTTATGCTACAAAAGCCAGTTAAACGTACTTTATACATGGGTTCTCCTACACCAGAAGATTTAGATAAAATCAAATTTTATACTAAAGAAGATTGGGAGTATGACGAATGGTATGTTGTTCCGCTGCGTGCTTCAGACAATTTAGTTAGTAGAAGCTATAAAGTGTGGCATGATGACGTTCTACAACAAATGCCTAAAGAATTGATTGGTAAAAATTTAATATACAACCACGAATGGAGTGAAGCCGAGGAATCAATTGGTTTTATATTAGATGCTTTTTTAGTGTCTGAACCAAGCTATGACAACGCAATTGACAGCGGCGACAGATACACTAAAAACATGTCTATTGTAAAAAATAAAGGGTATAAATGCGTTTATTGTCTAGCTGCTATTCATGCATCAAAAGCTGAAGACATAATGAATATTAAGACAATGCGCGTTAATAAATGCTCTACCGGTGGTGTATTATCTCAAGTAGATATTATTTGTCCTAATTGCTCTGCTGAATACGGGAGAGAAGTTAGCTTTTTTGAATTAGATTCTATGGGTAAATACATCTGTCCTCACCAAATACCAGGAGGATATGAATACGACGAAGACGACGAGATAGCTGATTATGCAATTTGGAATGGCATATTTGAGGGTGTTGAGCTATCTTTAGTCGTTTGCGGAAATTTACCCAATGCTGAAATTTTAAGATAGAATAGTTTAGCACCTTAAACAACAAATCAAAGTGCTGTCTGTGGCAATTGGCAGCACTTTTTACTTTATGCTTCGTAACTACTATTTAGCCACTCAACAAACTCATCCAAGAGCAAATACAGTGTTTGCTCATTGGCTTGTCTTTGCCAAAATTCTTCTCTACTCATCTTTCCTTCTACAGGAAACATGAGTTCTTTGGATTTAAGATCCATCCAAGGCTTTATTTGTCTTGATTGACAATCGCCGTCCGGGTGAATCTCGATTACGACATTTTCTACAATGTCGTTCCACAAACCTTCATCAAAGGTTTTGTCGCGTGTAAATACAAAATTCTCCCACGCATTAACTTGTATTGCGTACTCGGTCAATTCCCACGCACGAGAATTTCCTGGGTCTCTTACATATCTCATATACAGTCCCTCCTATTCAATAGTTATAATAAACCACAAATATATAGTTGTCAATAATTTATTTATGTAATTTTCGATAATTTCTTTGCAGTGTTTTAACAAACGCCGGAGTATTTTTGTTTTTCCAAACTGGGTCCGTTTTGCTTATAATCCAGTTTTCTGGGGAATGACATACGTTTTTGTGACAGTACTTACATACCGGGAAGAAGTTAATTCCATATTTATCCCCAGATTTTCTATAACTGCTATGATGCACTTCTTCACTTTTGTTTATGCCACAACAGCAGCATTTGCCGTTAGTTCTTCTGTGCGCAGCAGACAACTTTTTTTTAGTTACTTTTTTATATCGTTGGCTGTAATCGTGGTTCATGCCTGGTTTTGGCATATCTTGAAATAACCATTGAAGTATATTAAACATAGTTGCCTCCTTTTATAGCTATTACGGATTTACCGCAATAGCTTGTAATTTATTAAGATTTATGTCTCCCAATCCACGATTGAGCAATTTTTATTTGCATTTCTACTTCCAATTCATAAGCAGCGCTACATCCATTTTTCGCTCTTTCTTCAAAAGTTTCTATGTATTTTAACGCAGCTGCTGAATTATAAGAAAATAATTCCCAAGTAAATTTAACAGCAGATTCTTGTATTTGTTTTTTCTTTAAAATACAGCTGTAAATCGTCTCCGCTATATCATATTTACCATTTACTATTTGTAAAGCAGCTAGGGGACAGTAGTCAAAAACTTCCCAAATAAAACTGCTATCATCAATCTCGAAGTCATTAATTAAACGACATTTTATTTCTTCTGGGGTAATCTTAACCGTAACTTTATCTAAATTATTACGAATTTTGGCAATTTGTCTTGTCATTTTACTTCTCGGTATTTTGTCTTTTACATTTTACTTAATATTGGTTTTGTTGTCAATAACAATCTGTAAGATATGTATTGACACTTATCCTTATTTCTGATATAAAAATAATTAATAAAACTAAGTAATTGTTACTATGCTCAGACAGTATCAACAAAACGTAATCAAAGACGTGTACTCTTTGTATAAAAAAGGAATTAAATCAGTTTTGGTTTATGCTCCGACTGGTAGTGGAAAGACGTTTATCGCGTCTCAAATTATAGCTGATGCATTGAATAAGGGGCGAAAAATTCTTTTCTTAGTTCACAGGACAAGGTTAATAGAGCAAACGATCAAAACACTGAGAGAAAAATATAGTATTTCTCAATTTGATATTGGAGTGATTTCACCAGAATACTCTCCTGCCTATCATTGTCCAATTCAAATAGCAATGGTACAAACGATAGCCAGGAGGCAATTGCCATCAGATATTGGTTTAGTGATTGTTGATGAGGCGCATACACTTGCTTATTTTGAAGTGTATTCTAGAATAGTAAATCATTACTCTGGTGGCGTATTAGCTTGTTCTAATTGCTTTTTTCTTGGATTATCCGCTTCTCCATGGAGAACTAAAGCTAAAGAAGGATTTTGCCAGTATTTCCAAGCTATTGTGCGCGCTCCATATCCAGCTGAGTTAATTAGAGAAAAGCATTTAGCGTCTGCACGTCATTTTGGATGGGGTGGGTTAATAGATTACAGGAAGCTGGATTCTGCTAATGGAGATTTCACGTCAGTTAGTTTAGAGTTAGTTTGTAATAGCGAGTATAATGCTATTGTTGTTGATAAATTTAAAGATTTATGCCCTAATAGAAAAACTATAGCTTTTTGTGCTAGTGTTAAACAGGCTGAAGACTTAGCGGAAAAATTTAATCAATTGAATATTATTTCTGAAGTAATAAAAGCAGAAACTGATAATAGTGAAAGAAATGCTATTTACAATAGATTTAAGCACGGGATTACACAGATGTTGGTTAGTGTTTCTGTTTTATGCGAAGGTTTTGATGAGCCAAGTTGTGATGCTGCGATAATTGCTAGACCAACAAAATCTAAAGCATTGTGGGTTCAGATGTGCGGTAGAGCATTACGAATTTTCCCTGGTAAAGAAAATGCTTATTTACTAGATTTTGGTGACAATACTAAAAGATTTGGATTATCAACAGAAGGCTATCAAACGCCATTGTGTCCAGTATTTAAGAAAAATCATGAAATGCCAGTTAAAGAATGTCCTAACTGTGCTGCTGTGTTACCTATTT